ATGCTCGCGCTGCACGTCGCGGGCGCGCTTAATTTTCACATACCACCACGCCGGGGCCATCATACGCAGCAGACCACATTCCGCCTGGCGAGTGGTCAGCTTGTCAGCCTGGAAAGTGGCCCAGTAGGGCGCTGTAAAACCAATGAGCATGGCAAGGTCAGAAAGCCGAATGTAGGCCTCAGCGGTGCGCTGGCACATTTCTTTTTCGTCTTTGGGCTTGCCCTTGAGGGTGTCGGTGAAATCATAAAACGACTGCGCCATCCAGCTGGCCACCTTCGCAGCCAGCTCTTTGACCTCCCGGCGGTCAAGAGAAGGCAGACGCGCCAGCGCCTTACCGAAAGGCAGATCGCTTTCATCTGCGCGCATACGATAGCGCTCTGACACTTTGCGCAGACGCGGCAATACATTCTGGCCAATGGTCTGGCGCAAAAACGTATTGGCACGGCGACGCCCGTCGCGGCCATTAAACAGGGCTTCATAACGCTGGCCGAAATACCCGGCTAACCAGTCGGGCATTTCATGAAGATACTGCGCGCGGAAATCATGATCGGCGGGATTGGTCTGCCAAAGCTTACGCTCTGTCAGCGTCACGTCGCGCGGTACACCACGCGCAAAATGCTCACGCCGCCATTCATTGACGGCGTGATGCTGGCCATTGTGCGCAATGCTCATGCGCTGGCCTCAATCGCAGTAAGTGTTGTTCTTACTGCCATGCCGCACCGCCCTTGCTTGTAATTGCCGCGGCTTCTTCGCGGATAGCATCGCGTGCTTTATCAAGGATGTGGTTACGGCGCGCGGTGCTCATATGCTCAGTTGATACAGCCTCACCGGCTATCGCTCCCACGCTAGCCGCAGCGGTCAGTGCGCAAAGCTGCATGTTTCCCGGCGTCGCGTTATTGATGGGAACGGATGGCTGACAATTAATCTGACGCAGCAGGCCATCAAGAATCCGGGAATCCTCGGTGTAATCAGTGATCGCGATTAATTCATAAAGTGATAATTGGTGAGACTGCTCCGGATTAAGCTTATGGCGCAGCGTTGCGGGATTTATGCCAACGGCTTTGGCCACAACTGTAAGGTTGTGAGCTAAAGCGAAAGCGCGGCAAGCGTCATCAAGATAGTTGCGTACAGAAACTTTATAATCGTACATGATTCGTCATTTCCTACTTGCTACGCTGAATTACGCATTAAGCGAAATATTGCTTTGGCTTAATGCTTCAACAGTCAGCGCAGCGACGTTAACAAGCACGGTCCCTCGGGGCATATTGCCTTTACCACGGATAGGCAAACGGCCATCGCGAATCATGTCTCTTGCTGTGCCAATAGGGATGTTAGTTAGACGGCAATACTCATCTAAAGGCAGGTAAGGGGTAGGTATGGTGATTGTAATGTTAGGACGCATAAGGCAAACTCCCATATTCGGTTGAATGCAGCAACATTCAACAATATTCGATAAAATCTAAATAACGATACGGAGATTAACTCGATAAAATCGAGTTTGCAACCTTTTATGACTCAATTAAGGCGAAAGGCGACACTACCCACAAATAGTGCGGAAGTATTGGATCGCGTGTGTGAAGCCTATGGCTTTACAACTTCGTTGCAGCTAGCCGAGTATCTTGAGATGGCTTCTAGCAGCATGTCAGCGCGTAGAACACGTGGAATTTTTCCTGCAGATATTGTGGTTAAGTGTGCTCTAGAAACTGGTGCTTCCCTCGAATGGTTATCGACAGGAGAAGGCAAAAAAGAGAACGACGTAAAATTAGATATTATCGAACTCCCTCGTCAAAAGCTTGTGGATGGAAAGTTATACGCTTCAGGTTTAGTGGTATTTGATAAAATTCTTTTTCGCGCAGGAACCCCTCTTCCTTCATCACCCATTTGCGTCCAAGATGAAAAAGCTCATTACATTCTGGATCGTGATTTTGCAGAAGTTTTTGATGGGGAATGGCTGGTCAATATTGAAGGTAAAACCAGCATAAGGACATTAACTCGCATTCCTATAAAAAAGGTTCGGGTGAGTGGTGTAGGTATGGCCTTTGATTGTTCTCTTGCGGATATCGAGGTACTCGGGCGTGTTTTACTAGTTATAAAGGAAGCTAATTAAAATGAGTTCAAACGAATCGCTTAATGAACCGACTCTAAGTAGCGGGTCAAAAAAATGCTTTATAATTATGCCCATCGCAGACCATCCTGATTATGAACCTGGCCACTTTGATAGGGTCTACGAATATTTGATAAAACCAGCCTGTATAGAGGCTGGATACGAACCATATAGGGCTGATGATAGCAAAGCCTCACATATGATCATGTTTGATATACTAAAGAAGTTAATGGACTGCGACATGGCCATATGTGATTTAAGTTCCAAAAATGCAAACGTCTTCTATGAATTAGGATTGCGACAAGCATTTAACAAAAAAACCATATTAATAACTGATGGTCGAGACAAGCCCCCTTTTGATATTGCAGGGTTCCGCTATGTTCCTTACTCGCCATCTCTTAGAGTAGACACAGTTAAGGTTGAGATAAAAAATATAATTAAAATGCTTGACGAAACTGAGGCAGCTTCTGAAGATGATGTAAACTCTATCGTTAAGCTTTTACAGATCAAGCCCGTCAACGTTGATCCAGTAAACTTAAACAAGTCTGAAAGTTTGTTATTCTCAATGCTAAATAACATTCAAAATCAAATAGATAGCTTATCCCCGCAGAGAAGCGCGTGGAGTGCCACGCAAAAATATTACAACATAAGAAGCTTATTAAGAGAAGCTAAAATAAACACGTTTGCTGATGCATTTAATAAGTTAAGCATTAACACAATAAGAACCCTGCCATTCAGATATAATCAACAAGTATTAGGAAACCTCCTCGAAGTCGATGAGAATTTTGTGTATTTTGAAAAAAACGGAGAAACATCAAAATTTAATAACGTTCCCGAAGTTCTTAAAGCAATTACTATAGATACATTCGAATTGAATTAGAAATGGCTATTCGAAAGCAAACTGATGGAAAATGGCTTTTGGACTTCTATCCCGAAGGGAAGCCAAAAGGCAAAGCAAGCAAGCGCATCCGCAGAACCTTTTCAACCAAAGGGGAGGCGCTTGCTTACCAAAATCACATCATGGAAAACGTCCACGTTAAGCCCTGGCTGGATGGGAAAGAGGATCGCCGCAAATTGCGCGACCTCGTAAACCAGTGGTTTGATGAGCACGGCATTACGTTGGATGATGGCGAAAAGCGCAAATCCACAATGGAATTTGCCTGTGAAAGCATGGGTGATCCGCTCGCGCATGAGTTTGACGCCACCATGTTTTCCCTGTATCGGAAAAAGCGCCTTTCTAATGAGATATCCCGGACACCTCGCGTCAAACAAGTTTCCCCCAGAACGATGAATCTTGAGCTGGCCTACTTCCGCGCGGTGTTTAATGAGCTGAAGCGCCTAGGGCATTGGAAGCTTGATAATCCGCTAATAAATGTCCGGGCTTTCAAATCAGAGGAAGCCGAACTAGCTTACCTTGAAGATGAAGAGATTACGCGGCTGTTAGAAGAGTGCATGAAAAGCCGTAACGACAGCACATACTGGGTAGCCTGCCTTTGCTTGGTAACTGGCGCACGGTGGGACGAAGCGGAATCTGTAACAACGAAACAAATTAAAAATCTGAAGGTCAGTTTCTTCAAAACAAAAGGGAACAGAAACAGGACGGTACCGATCAGCAAAGCATTTTATGACTCGCTGCCCAAACCTGAGAAGCCGGGGCGGTATTTTAAATCATGTTATTCAGCTTTCCGCAAAGCCGTGGAACGTGCGGAATTGAATCTACCAGCTGGCCAGCTTTCGCACATCCTACGACATACTTTTGCCAGCCACTTTATGATGAACGGAGGGAACATTTTGGTTCTCAAAGATATCTTGGGGCATACCGATATTAAAATGACAATGCGCTACGCTCATTTCTCGCCTAACCATCTTGAAGATGCAATAAGATTAAACCCGTTAGAGGTAAAAAAATGAAATCACAATTAAAAATAGCTTTAGTTGTTATTTTTTTTATAATCTTAACAGGAATATCTTTATATCCAGCTTACAAATTTTATATGACATTCCATGAATATGGTTTTTCAAATAAAAATCAAGACTGGGCAAATGCAGGTTCATTTTTTGGCGGAGTTTATAGCGCTATATTTTCTTTTGCAAGCGTGATAATCCTATCTAGAACATTAACCCTTACAAAGAAATATAATAATCAACAGCTTGAAATACTGCTCACTGCACAAAGAAGAGAAACTTTTTGCTCCCTATTTGATAAGCTAACACAAAAGATGGACGAAATTAATTACTATGACATGGGACTGCAAAATGAAGAATCCTATTTTTATTACTGTGAGCGGCAACTGTTCAACGATTTGGAAAGCATAAAGAAAAATAAACAATATGAACATGATGCAGGTGATGTTATTGATTTGAGTACCAATCTTGTACAAGACGAATGGTTTAGAACAAACAGGCCATATTACGATGTAATTTTAATTACAGCAGAAATTCTGAATATCCTTGATCATTCTCCTGAGGATGACAAGCGCTTCTTCCTTGCATATATGGAAGCAAATGCTTCAACACGTCGCCTCTACTGGTTATTTTGCTTTATGTATGGCTTTGACAAAAAATATTCTGACATACTTACTCGCAATACAAGAACTCTCCGCATTCCAAAAGGATATGTCTGA